AATCTCGCAGGTATTTCGATTGCCCCGTCCGGTAAGCTCTATACCAGCGGACCTAACTGGATGGCAACCTGCAAGGCGGGGACTGCTGCCGGACTGCGTCACCCGTTCACCAGAGAAGAACTCCAGATCACCATCAACTCCCCACAGCAGGTAATGGATTTCTTCATCCCGGAGATCCTATTTACCCCACCAGACTTCAAGACCTTCCGGCGACACCCGCACGCATTACGCTTTATTCATGTGGACTCCTCAACAACTACGGACAAAACGGGTGTGGCAATGACGCATCTCGCCGGGATCACCAATGACCCATTGACAGGGCTTCCCCTTCCCACAGTAGAGGAAGACTTTGTCTTGCGTATCAGCAACACACAATCCCCGGACCAGATCGATCTGTCGAAGGTATTGGCATTCTTCTTCTACCTGCGAAACGTACACCAAGTCAAGTTCGGAAAGATCACCTACGACTCAGAAGCCTCGGAGATGCCGTTGCAGCAGATGATGAAGAACCACATCCCGGCTGGGCGTCTCTCGGTAGAACGAGATGGGCCGTGGCTTGACTTCGTGGAACTCCTCAACGGTGGGCGTTTCGTCCAATACTACAACGACTACTTCAAGAAAGAGTTCTTCATGCTGAATTGGGACCGGGGAACACACTCCGTAGACCACCCACCCTCTGGGACTAAAGACGTGTCGGATGCTGTCGTAGGCGCAGTCTACAACTGTCTGACGGGCACGGTGACAGGTGAAGTTCGCCCCACATCTGATATCACAGGACAAATCATCATCCCGAACCAACCCAAAGATATACTACATGCAGAGACGAGCTGGCTGTTCGGGGACTACGAACGCAAACACGGGAAAATCAGTAGGGGGCAGTAGCTATGACGAAATCCGAAGCCCTTCTCGGCAAGAAAGTCACCCTCATTGGATTCCGCAGAAAGTATGTTGTTGTCGGCGCACCGAAAGAAGATGTCGTACAACTTGTTGCTCTTGAGGGTGGTCTTCGGGATTCGGACTTGCAGGTTTCGCCGGATGAGGTAGAAGTTTCCCTCAGTCAGAACAAAGCCTTTGTAGGGTCAGTTGCTCGCCAGTTAAAGAACACCTACGACAGTTTCAAAGCCAGATTCGACCGCGAAGGCATCCCCTACCATCAGGGTTACATCCCTGTGAAGGTCGGAGAAGCACAGGAAGCACCTACGCCCAAGTATATCCGTGCTGAGGTGGGGGAGGAAGATGCTCGTCTCTTGAGATACCACCCGGAGTCACAAATCCGGTTGATGATTGACCCCAGTGCTTTTCTTGATCTCGTAGATCCGGGGTTTGTCAAGAAAACCTCCCATGCCTTCTCGCAGCGATCTTACGACAAAGTGCTTCAGCGTTTACAGGACGGGGAAGCACTGGATTCTGTGTTTCTAGATGTTGATGTCAAGACCGGAGATATCATCGGCCACGAAGGGCGCCATCGTTGTGCTGCGGCCATTGCGTTGGGGATCCCCAAAGTTCCAGCCATCCTCTATCTCCGAGAAGTGGCTCACCGGTATGTAGGATATGTGCGGGACGCTTCCCTTCACCAGAAAGATCCCAAGGTAGTTGAAATTATCAACAAGCTCCGTGGGTCAGATGTGGAATTCGTTGGTGAGGAAGACCCGGAACATAAGAGGCACCGTGAGCTATACGGCTACGACGAGAGCGTGGATAGAAACCCGACATCACAGGATTGGGTGGAACGATTCCATGCGATCCTCTCTCGGGTGTCAGAGCTTCATCAGACCCAAAAGGACGAAAAATCTCAGCGTTCAGAGATCGAAGGTGTGTTCACTGCGCTGGAGCCCCTGTTTCTCGAAACCAGCCGTGCTGAAGTAGCACTCAGTAAAGCCGATGAAGAGACACAGGCTAGCAAACAGTGGGTCTCCGTGAATTCCGAACTGACAAACCATCTCTCGCAAATCGTCCCCGAGGCGGAACAGATTCTGGAAGAGCTGGCACAGTACATGACACGGATACAGCAAAACACCACCACTACGGCCAAAACGGTGCAGCAGATGATTCAGCAGTTAGCGGAACACATCAAGCAGCACACGGAACAGTTTACTGCTCGCTATCGTCAATCGCTGGACACCATGCAAACAGGATTCCAGCGACTGGGGTTCTATGCGGATGCCGAACAACGCATGGCCCGTGAGAGTGTGGCGATGCCGGAGACCCTTGCCTGTCTACAACGCTGCTCACAGATGGAACGCACGAAGATTCGTTCGGAGATTCGAGAGGCAACACGCTTTGTCACCCCCTCCCAACATCGTGTACTCTATGAGCTTACCAGCCAAATTACGAAAAGCGCCACCCCGCGTCAGATCCGGGAGATTGCTGAGGAAGCAGTCAGCTTGATCGAGGAAAGCGGAGTGTGTGTGGTGAAGAGGGTTGACAACAGGACGAAAAAGTAGTATACTAGGGCTGGAACAACGAGGCCCATTTGCGAGAGGATTAGAAATGTTTACAGCAATAGCCATTACTGCCGGGGTTTTGTACAGCCTGCTGACCACGCCTTACCAAGAGATTCGATGCTCGTGGTACGGTGAGGCGTTCGCGGGTCGGCCTACAGCTTCCGGCCACCCGTTTGACCCCAAAGCGTACACGGTTGCTCACAGGACACTTCCACTCGGCAGTGTCCTTCTTCTTCAGACAGAATATGACACCCTACTGGTACAAGTCACGGATCGAGGGCCGTATGCGACAGATTCCCTCGGTCGTGCTGTATTCCCTTTGCAGCCCCACCCGACACGAGACATGGATGTTTCCATGCAGGTTGCAAAGGACATGCGGTTCGTCACTCAGGGAGTGGGAACCGTTCAATATCGCCTAATCGGGCGTGCGCCCATCGGATACCTGTCATCCCCGCTTCGGGAAGGAGAAGAACACGGGAAGCGGAGTGCCGGGGCAACGTCAGCGGAAAAGGGAACCGACAGCCCGGAGGGGTTGGTAACTGAGATGAACTCTGAGCGTGAGTCCAGAGTCATGCTCAATGGGTGTGGCGAATGGGTTGTGTCAGGCCAGCGAAACCGGCTGGGGACTGGAGAGACCCATCACGCATTTTGCCCGACAACTGAGAACCTAAACCCTTCGGGGGTTAGGGGTTGCTCGGATGTGATGCGTGGCGCTTTCCGACTCTTTGTTTCTACAGACGCTAATACTTCAACAACAATTACGGATGTAGTATACTCAACAAGCACAATAGCGAAGCTATTTCTCCGTTAATCTCTTTCTCTCTATATCTTAAGGGTTAACGGGGGTTGTAGGGGGAGCAAGGTAGGCAAGCGAAGAACGACAAGAAAAACGCAACGAAGGATGAGATCAATTTGGTTTCCCGGTAATGGCTCCCGAAACTGTCTCGAAAGGAGCGATAAGGTATGGAAGACGCAGTAGTAGGTTCCCGAACTCACGAGTTTGTGGATTCCCTGTGTGAGAAGGTGCTGCGGAACAAAGGTGTACTGACTGATCCAGCCGTACAACTGCGGTTCGCGGCTGATTTTGTCGGGGGGGATCCGCTTGCGGATCGGGTGCGGCTGCTTGCGTACATGCTGGCAGATCCTGCGATGTCCCTGTCATACATCCTGAATACATGGGTCACCCCCGAGGAGTTTGCACGGATCATGTCGTTCGTAGTGGGTGCTGCATCTCGGCACTCTGATCTGTGTGTGATGACCCCCCCGAAGGATAACCCCCCTGCGCCCAAACCCGAGGCTGTAGAACCCCCCGCCGCTAAGGCCACTAGGAAGCGTTCTACGAAGCCCACCCCTACTCCGGTAGTGGAAGAGCCTGTAAACCCCCCTGATCCTCCTGCGCCTGCCGCAGACCCCATTCCGCCGGTTGTAGAGTCTACCCCTCCGGCTACTCCAGCGGAAGAGGATGATATCAGTGCCATGTTCCGGGCGTATGCGGAAGAGCCGCCAAAGGAGATTCCTGCCGATGAGGGTGGAGTCCCGACCAGTGAAGAGGGTGTTGGAGACATGACGCCGGATAACATCGAAGACTTGTTTGGGTAGTAATGGATCAGGCATTGGTGCCTTACGACCCGTTGAGTGTTGTGGTATACACTCCTGTGGAGGGCGACGAGTCTTCCGGGATGCTGAATGAGGTTCGTCGTATACTGATGGAGAGGGCTGAACACGGGGGATGTATGTGTCCTTTGTGTTCACAACTTGTCCGTGTCTACAAGTACACTCTGAATCATTTGATGATAGCGTGTTTGCGTGGGCTTGGACAGGTGACCACACCGACAGGGGATTTCGTTCACATCTCTCGAATTCCGGTCGAGGGAAAGGATCGCAAGGCTGTTGAAGCACGCGCGTTCGGTGGTGTGCTGGCAAAGTTGCGGTACTGGGAGTTGATCGAGGGCGACGGGGCGCAGAGTGCGAGTGTCGGGAGTGTCCGTGGATCCGGTCGGTGGAGGATTACGCAACGAGGTGAAGGTTTCCTGCGTGGAGATGTGTGTGTTGAGAGATACATCTACCTGTACAATGGCTGCTTGTTGCGTAGAGACGGTGAACTGATTAGCATTTCTGCTTTTCAGTAGGGGGTCGTATGACAGACGTTGAAGATCGGATCATGCGGGCGAGCTTCCAAGTCAAAAACCAGCTCTCTCCTGTTCTGTGGGGAAGTGACAAGCATCTTCGTCCGGCGGTGGAGTCGCGGGTTCAGACTGTGGTGAAACAGATACTGGATTCTATGGCTCTTGGATTCGACCCTAGTGAGATTTTGTTGACGGGTTCGGCAGCGAATTTCAACTGGAGTGCGGCTTCCGACTTGGATATCCATATCCTGTTTGACTTCAAGGAAATCGTAGGCGGTACCCCGCTGACTGAAGAAGGGCTGTTCAATCTGTTGATGGCAGCAGGGTCCGGGTGGAACGACCGACATGATATTCGGATTCGTGGCTTCGAGGTCGAGCTGTACCTCGGGCGTGATGATGAAGCTCTGGTGAGTGATGCAGGAGCCTATTCCCTACTGCGTAAGGAATGGGTGCATGAACCAGTGGCATTCATGACGGATCAGCCCATGACGCCGGAAGTTGAGGAACAGGTGAAACAGTGGGTGACTCGCATTGGTGGCATCCTCGGATTGCTCCAGACGGATCCTGCCGAAGCAGCATTGCAGGCACGCGAATTGCGAATGGATCTCCGTCAGGCACGATCTCAGTCTGTCCACGACGAAGGGGAGTTGGGGACTTTGAATGTGGCATTCAAGGTCTTGCGTCGGTCGGGATACCTGAACAAGTTGGCTGTAGCGTCGGCGGAAGCCTACGATCAGATGATGTCCATGGAGGAGCAGCGGGCTTGACAAACTAGGCTCGGTGTGCTATACTTGTCTTCACTCGAAACTTGGAGGAGCGTCATGGAAGGGCTAGGTCTGGATAAGGCGTGGCTGGATTTTCGGGATGGTGTGAGGCCGGGGCGGCAGACACCCATACAGGAATTCTTTGGTGATCTTGTACCCTACAACTGTACTTTCAAGAGCTTGAAGCATGTACTTACGGAAGACAGTTGGGAAGTTTTGCGTCGGTGGGTGTATCGGCGCTCACATCTGATTTGCGACCTTTGTGGTGGGGTAGGCGATCTTTGGCCGACACAGGCGAATGCTGTTTGGTGTTTCGATGACGCCAACCTCTATCAGCAGCTTGTGCGGGTGGAGTCGCTGTGCCCTGACTGCTACAACGCCAAGCATCTGGACATTGCTCTCTATCGGGCGAAGAGTGATGAGGAAGCCGCACAAGTGTTCCTGCCGTTGCTGCATCGTATCCAGATGCTGACAGGGGCATCTGACCATGAAGTGCGGGATACCTTCGAGGCTGCTCGGCAGACGAAGACTCAGCGTGAGGGTATCATTTGGGAGACACTTGATCTCTCGTGGCTGCTGTCCTACACGGGTGGGTACCCGATCGAGGCTAGTGTCGATGCTTTGGGGTCTGCGGTGAAAGAAGTTTCCCCGTGGGTGTTTACTTGGTCTTCGTAGCTTGTTCGGGGTGAAATCTATACTCAAAGAGGGGTGGACGGTTTCATTTCGGATTTAGCATAAGGGGTGTTCAATGGGTAAGCGATTGGTGGCGAGTGCTGGTGTAGATGAGGTGCTTTCTGCTTTGGTGGAAGCATTCAATTCGTCTTCGAGTAACGACCGAGTAGTGTTTCTTTCCGAAGACGGGCAGTCTACCACTGAGCGCCCTGACCCGTTGGAGTACCCGAGGTTGTTGTCCGTTGCAGAAGTGGTGATTGGCCGAAAGGCATCGAGGACAAATCACCGATTGGTTCTCGTTCATGCTACAGGGCAGGGTCAGCTTCCGGCAGGGTGGACTGTGGAGTATAAGCCTATTCCCCGCCTGAAGCCCCTGACGGAGCGCGTGGATGTCACAGGTATGCCAACAACTGCGGATGAGGTTGACGCACTGCTTGTGACTGAACGCAAGTTGTGGGATGATGCACATGCTTCTGATGAAGCTATTCCCGCAGCTCAGTATGCCCCGGCAGTTGAATATCTTGTTATGTTGAAAGATGGTTTGGATCTGGTTGCTCGTATGAAAGAGCGCGATCCACAGGATATTCTTCTCAAGACGTTAGAAGCGGGCAATGCGTTGTGGTGGAAGCAGTATCAAGCCGCTAGGTTTCAGTCTGTAGGTATTGACGAGACCTTCCGAGTCAAGCCTGAAACACAACAGCGTTTTCTACGGGACTTGAAGGCAAACTCCGATGCGAATACGCGGGATCTCTATCAGCGTTTGCGTGCAAGACAGGCCAAAGATCCCGAGGGTGCTGCCAGTATCTGGGCAGAAATGGCTGACGAAATGCTGGCGAAGCATCCCGATTTAGCATCCATAAAAGTGGCGGAGCGCGTGGATGTCAAGGACATTCCCACGTACTCGGTGATGTCTTACGATGTCGTGGGGGACACGGAAGAGGAGTTGAAGCTCGTTGCTCGTTCCATCCGGCTCGTCAAGGCATTGACTATCAAGAGCGCCCCATCTCGTAAGGGGAATGTTTTCGTTCTTCCAGTCGATGCTCATATCCCTACGGGGTCGGCCGATCCCGCGCAGGAGGGTTTCGACCTGATCCAGAACGCGATTCAGAAGGCCGGGGTGGAAGAGAGTCATTCACGGGTACAGTCTACTTTGACGGAGGACGAATCTACAAAGTTCATCAACTCCGATCTACAATGGTTGGTTGGTCCGGATCAAGATATGACTTGGGCGCAAGCAAAGAAGTGGGTTCAGAGTTTAGGGGAAGGCTGGCGAATGCCTACCCTTATTGAGCTTAAAGGGTTGTGGGAAGCAAATCTACCGATCAAAGGTAGGGGTGCCTTTTCGGCGGCGTATGTGTGGTCACAGGATAAAGGTATTGGTTCAGCCAAGCGTTTCAACTTCAGTGCTGGGGAGTATGAGATGACACCTCTCGATTTCCCTTACGGAACTCGGGCTATGGCTGTTCGTGAAGCAGATACCACACCAGCCAACGAAAGTCAACGGGTACACCCCGTGCAGGAAGGTCACCGTCGTCTTCAAGATGCTATCGTTCAAGCCAAGAGACAAGCTGCGGATCGTCAAGCTGTGCGGTATGTGTTCGCTACCGCTTATGGTTATGCTGTATGGGATTCTCAACCCCCCTCGGGACAGAGATACTATGCTGTTCAACCTGATGGCACAGTGAGTAAGTCTTTGGTAGCGGGACAGGTCACGGAGGGTGTACCCAGCAAGAGGACAATTCCCGTCCGCACCTACCTTGGCCGTATCGATTGGAATGGGCAGATGTGGTCTGCAGCGGTTGTGCGTCAAGTCTTAGAGGCTGTGCAGGGTGAACTTCAGGCTGTCTTTGGGAAGTACACATGGTATCTGGATGGAGATACAGGTGACTACTCCATCATGGCAAAGAGTCTGGATACCAAAGACTTGTGGGCTGACGGCCACGGGCGTACCCCGAAACAGGCCATTCTCGACTGCAATGCTACGCGGACCATCTTCCAGAAGAACGGGTGGCTTCCCAGTAATGGGATGATGACGGATGAGTCTCGTGATCATCCTGTGGTGGAAATCTCTCTTAGAGAAGACCTTGATGTAGCAAATACGATTCTCCAACAGCTTGGTGGGCGGAAGTTCATAGCGATGACTGGTGCTAAGGATTTAATGGGTGGTCCTGATTTCTTGGCCTTTCGTGTGGGTGCAAACCCAAAGCGGGTCAATAAAGTCCGGATTACACTTAATGCTCATGACTACTATGATGTAGAGTTTTTCCATCTGCGCAATATGAAAGCTACTCTACTCTCCCGTGTGGAGGATGTTTCCGTTGACATGCTTCGTGATGTGTTTACACAAAATACCGGGTTGTATACCTCGTTGGGAACTATGGGTCGGACCCCTGAAACAGAAGGGGTATGGCATGGCCTACATTACACCCTCCGCTTCCCGCAGGTCGAGGGAAGATACATCAAGGGTACTAGAATCGAGTCGTGTGAGTTTGAGGTTGTAGTGCAGTGTGGCAGTGAGGCTCAAGCTAGAGAATTCTTCCATACTCTTCAAGCTAAGTTGCAGGAGGATGAGAGTTTGAGTCAGCGTTGGGGACTTGGGTACGGTTGGATTCGTGGCAATGATGCTGTGTCGGTGTATGGGAAGATGGATACTCAGGACGAAGCCGCAGAGTTTGATTTTGAGAGCGGGGACTTGGGCGGTCTCTATACTGCTGCTGAAGAATTGGTCGAGCAGATGTTAGTAGCCGTGCTTGGTGCGGATTGGGAGAAGAGTTCGGAAGATGACGAAGATTTGGAAGAGTCAGTTTCTCCGACACAGCAGGCCCTTTCCGTAGGGTTGAAGGGTTGGGTTAAGGACTACATCCTTGCCCGGCGTGCTGGGAACATCGCACTGGCAAGGAGTATCAAGGCCAATCTCGACCGTGAGATTAAGAAGCAGGGGTTGGATGCGCATGAAGTGTATTTCGTGTTCGGGGATCCGGACGATCCGAAAAACGATGTAGTCGTGGAAGCGAACCCGCGCCTCGATTTGCGTACTCCCCCTGTGAGTCGTCCCGATCCTGTAATATCGGCTGTAGAGGTTTGGTACGACCCACACACCAGATCGTGGATCGTGCAGGACAATGACGCAGAGGGCAATCAGATTGGGGATGCACGGTACTACGGCGATAAACCATCCGCGCTTCGTGACCAGCAGTCTGCTCGTAAGCAGTATGGGTTAGTAAAATCCGTGCAGATGGCGGAGGGGTCGGCTTTGCCATATGTGATTGAAGATGATGCTAGTCAGAAAATCGCGCACTATGTGGCTGGGGACTTTCACTGGCAGGTTGATGGTGGAGAAGTGATCGTGTCTCGAAACACTAGTGGGGGCATTATGTCTATTAACCACTATGCATACAAGGATTTTGATACCGCTGCTAATGCAGCATGGAAAATGGCCACCCTACAGGCACGGACCACTGAAGCAAGTGATTCTTCTGTGCGGGACTAGGTAAGTAATGCGTGCTTCGCGGTATCACAAGGATGTACCAAAAGAATTGGGGGCTTAGTATGTTGAACGAGAGCGTTGTTGTTTGTGAGGACTTCGTGGAGAGTGAAGGGTACCCGGATACTCCGGCAGGGCGCAAGGAGGCTGTAGAGACGTTTGCCGGGGCGATGCTCGCTCGTATGAACGAGAAGTCTCTGCTCGGTGTTGCCGGGTGGAATACTGTCGAGTGGGTCACGGAAGACGCCATACCTCGGCTGGAGTTTGCCGTACACAAGGCCGCAGTGCGTGGCTTCCGTCCTGAAGACTTGGTAGATATCGCCAATCTCAGCATGTTCATCTTCGCTGCGTACCAAAAAGGGATGTTGCGTGTGGAGGCCGAAGACAGCCTTGATGAGGTGTAGCTGATGTCAGATGCTTTGCGCCCGATGGATGTCATCCTCTCGTACAAGAGGATACCTCAAGCATGGTGGCCTGTCAAAGACGCTTGGTGGTGGCCCCCGACCCGTCCGTTTGAAGTGGTAGCTGATGCGTCGATTCTGAAGTACGGGCGGAAACTCTACCCCAATGGGGATATTCGGTATAACCATGTTCGTCTGTATCTTGGAGCGGCTGAGGATATACCTTTGATTTTCGAATTCACCTTCCCGGCGGCTAGGATTGCCCGTCTGGAGCCGTGGATGATACAGGCTCCGTATGGCAACGTCTTCCGTTACACAGGGCCTTGCCACCGTCTTCCGGTGCCGGGGTTGCTGGCGACTTGTCTCCCCTACATTGGAACGCTCTACGATCTCGGACAGTTGGTAGACATAGGTCTTGGTCGTCGCATCTTCGATTTCGGCAAGGATAACATGGTGTGCAGTGTGGGTGTGCGCAAGATCATCGAGACGATAGTAGGAGTGCCGGAGCTGTTCCCGAATGTGGCGCTGGACCGTACCCCGCCATGCTCGTTCGCTAATTCTCCTCACTTCTTGAGGGTGAATTGATGCTGACTCCTTTTTCTACCGAGACCTCACAAAAGGAGTTGTCCTACCCCGGACTTCTGCGACGTGGGATGAAGGGGGCGGCAGTGAAACGCCTGCAGGAGTGGGCGTGTTTGTCCTATTCTACGAAGATTGTGATTGATGGGGATTACGGAGCGGCTACTGAATATCTGCTTGGGTCAGTTGAGTGTCTTGAGGTGAAATGGCGTTGTCTGACGAATGCAATGCGTGTTGCATTGCTCCCTCCGTCACCGCTCCCACAGCAACTTACTTTCTCCAGTTTGCTGAGACAGTGTGCATGGACGCACCACGGGATGACTCCTACCGAGGTCGGTGGGCAGAATCGCGGGCCGTGGGTGCGTTTGTACATGGATGGTAAGCAAGGCAGGGACTGGCCGTGGTGCGCAGGCTTCGTTAGTTTCCTCCTACGACAAACTGCCTTCTTTCTCGATGCAGAACTCCCGGTGAATGTGTCCTATAGTAGCTCTATTCTAGCCGCTGATGCCCGAAAGAAGGGGCGACTTGTGTCGTTCGAGGAGGTACCAGAATCCTCCGCTGCAATCTTCCTCGTGCGTGGGGGAAAGACAGGGTACCGTCATACTGGGGTTGCGGTCGAGTTGGATCATACTGCGGGTACATTCTCGACTGTCGAGGGGAACTCGAATCTTGCTGGTTCGTCGGAGGGTAAGGAAGTCTGTTCATTAGTACGTGCGGCACAGGGTAAGGATTTCATCGTTCTCGACTAGGAGGAAAGATGTTAAAGGCAGTGCTTGGTTCAAGGATGCCCGTTTGGGTGGTTCTGTTGGTGTTCCTTGCTGTTCTGTTGACGGGTGTGATGTGTGTGCAACATGCACAGGATCTCTGGAGTGGTTCTTCAGGGCGTATCTGGCAGAGGCTCGGGCTTAACAAGATATTGGCAATTCCTGAGATCGTAGCGGTGGCGAGTTCGGTCCCTCCACGCGTGGTGGATCACTGGTACGAACGTGTGATCTATCGAGAGGTTGACCCAGACACAGTGGAGATCATTCGATATCCTGAGACGCCAGTGACAGTTGATCTCGTTCAGGCAGAGATTAAGGAAGACGGTCGTGTTCGTATCGAAGTGTTGGTCAATGCCACGGAATCGCGTGTACTTGAAGGCCATCTTGCTGGCGCGGGTGATACCCACATTGTGGTGAATCCCGAGGACACGACTGTGACGTTCGTTTCTAACCGGTTTGGGTTCGACGCAGCGTGGACTGCCGGGTTGTCCACTTGTGGGAGTATGACCTCCCTCGAAACATTCTACATCAATGGCATTCCCCTTTTGGGGACGCTCCACGGCCCCAACCCCACACTCGGGTATAATGCCGGGGACGAACTGGGTTGGTTGGGGATTGGCGCGAGTGTTGATGTGGCTCCCTTCCGTACCCCGGCGCGTTTGGGTGGAGGGGCGCGTGTTTCGTTTGATGATCTGGAGAATTTCTCCCTCCCCAAGGTTGGGGTGTTTGGCAGTTTGACTTTCAGTCTGTGGGATTTCTAACTCTACTACACAAGGAGCGCGATGTATGGGTTCTTGGCCCGAGGATAATGCCTATTCTCAGAAATTGATCGGGGATCGCTATCGTCAGCGTGGGACTACGGAAACAGCGGCAGACATTTTTCGTCGTATTGCACATCAGGTGGTTCAGTCTCCGAATGCTTTATCATATCTTCTTTCTTTAGATGCTTTGGAGGAAGTGTTTTATCAGTGGATGCTCTCGGGAGAGGGTTGCCCAGCGGGTCGAATTCTCGCTAATTGCGGAGGAATTGGCAGCAATATGAATGGGAACTGTTTTGTACTTCCGGTGCATGACAGTAGGGAAAGTATCTATCGATCGCTAGGAGAGATGTCAGAGATCGAGGCTTATGGTGGTGGTGTGGGATTCAATTTCTCCGAGCTGAGACCTGCGGGTTGGGAGATCAAGAAGCTCAATGGTGTGTCGTCCGGGCCTGTGGCGTTCATTGATATCTTCGACAAGTCCGTAGGGACGATTTCACAGGGGGGTAGTCGCCGGGGTGCTGCTATTGGTGTGCTGAATGTAAACCACCCCGACATCCGCAGCTTCATTCAAGCAAAGAGTGACCCAGAGAATCGGCGCTGGACAAACTTCAATGTCTCAGTCGGGATCACGAATGATTTCATGCAAGCCGTGAAGGATGGTACCACTTTTCATTTTCGGTGGGGAGATTGGGTAGATCCTAACCCTCAGTCTGCTCGTGCTTTGTTCCGGGAGATCGCTGAAGCGGCGTGGGGGACGGGAGAGCCGGGTGTCTTCTTTCTGGACACCGTAAACCAGAAGAACCCACTCTCGCAAGTTGAAGTGCTGCAAGCAGTCAATCCGTGTGTTCCTCTGGATACATGGGTACAGACTACAGATGGGCCGCGTCAGGCTCGTGATTTGATGGGACAGTCCTTTACGGCTGTGGTTCGTGGAGTGCCGTATGATGTCCCAATGCCGGGCTTTTTTGCTACTGGTACACAAAAGGTTCTGCGTGTCTCCACGAAGCAAGGGTTTGTTCTTTCAGCAACCCCCAACCATTTATGGGCTACAGTGAAGAAGAACCCTCGGCGTAGTCTGTCTACGGATGGCTTGCAGGATGTGGTTTGGGTTGCAACACAGGACTTGCAATCTGGGGATCATATTGTTGTCAATAGGCATCTCAATCTTTCTTGGCCCGGTGCTGGTTCTGAGGAAGAGGGGTATCTGCTGGGAGTGTTTCTTGGGGACGGTGTGTTCTGTGAGGACACCGCCCGGATCTCAAGTTGGGATACTTCTGCCTCTTCTGTAAAGGAAAGGGTGCTCAGTGGTCTCCAAAAACTTCCTCACCGCTCAGATTGTGGTACGGGAGAGGCATCTCCGGTCTGGTCCGTTAAGTCAAAGAGCCTGACGGAGTGGATAGCTTCGTTGGGCATTACCCCGACAAACAAGACGCTTACACCAGCAACTGAACAGCTATCCAGTGCTTGTACTATTGGAATACTGCGTGGTTTGTTTGATGCGGATGGTACGGTTGGGGATAAGTCACCTCAGAAAGGGCTTTCGGTTCGTTTGTCTCAGAGCAATATGGAAATGCTCCAAACCGTGCAGAGGATGTTGTTGCGTTTGGGTGTGTATAGTACCATTTATGCCACTCGTCGTGCGCAAGGTTTTCATTCTCTTCCAGATGGTAGGGGTGGGTACAAGGATTATCCGATCAAGGCTCAACACGAGTTGTGTATAAGCAGGGATTCTTTGTTAGTGTTCCAAGAACGTATTGGGTTTGGCGACAGCCGAAAGTCTGAGCAGCTTGCCAGTGCTCTTCAGCGAATGTCACGCTCAACCTATCGAGGTTGGGATATTGCAACAGTTTCCGAGGTGGTAGAAGCCGAAGCGATCCCGGTTGGTGATGTTCAAATCCCCGGTATCAACGCCTTTGATGCTAACGGTTTTCTCGTTCATAACTGCGGAGAGCTACCCCTCAACGCATACGGGATGTGTGCGCTATCCTCGCTCAATCTGTCGGTCTTTGCGGAGCAGGGGCATGTCTCATGGCGTCGGTTGGAGCAGTCGGTACGAACTGGTGTTCGGTTCTTGGACTTGTTGATCGACACCTCGTTTTTCCCGCTGCCTGAGATTCGCGATGAAGTGCTGTCCAAGAGGAAGATCGGTCTAGGCGTCTTCGGGTTGGCGGATCTGCTGTTCCTCAAGGGTTTGCCTTATGGCGACTACCCTAAGACTTTGGCCTTTATCCACAAGCTCTTTGGGTTCATCGAGCAGACAGCGTTGAGTGAGAGTGAAGAATTGGCTGAACGGCTTGGGCCTTTCCCGCTCTGGGAGAAGTCGGGTTTGGAGACTCCGCGCCGTAACGGGACACTGCTGTCTATGGCACCTACTGGGAGCATTTCCTCTCTGTATGGGGCTTCGTGGGGTATAGAGCCTTACTTCTCAGTGAGCATGATGCGTAATGAGCGCATGGGGGTAGATCAGGTTTCCTTCCGAGTGTTGGAGCAGTGGCGTCAGGAACACCCCGGACAGGCATGGCCGGAGTATCTGAAGCTCGTGCATTCTGAGGATGCTTCAAGGGTACTGAGTGTCAGGGATCATTTGGCTGTCCTCGGAGCAGTGGCGGAGCATGTGGACAATGCCGTTTCCAAGACAGTCAACCTTCCGCACAGTGCTTCGGTGGAGGATGTCGAGGCTGCTTTCATCAGTGCGTGGGAAGCCGGAATCAAGGGCTTGACGGTCTTCCGTGATCAGTGTAAGCGAGCAGCAGCAATCACGCCTGTTGCAGAGGAGAAGGACATGGAATCCGATTTGTTGGATGACGAAGACGAGGGTATGGAGGATGACGACATGGATGATGAAGACGCTGCTCGGGACGCCGAAGTCATTCAATTGGCCGAGTCTATGGTAGATGACATTCTCAGTAAGCCGAAGGATCGGCCTGATAAGGTCACAGCCACAACCTATCACATCAAGTACGCGCCGGACAAGCCTGCGCTCTACATCACCATTGGAGATGTAGACGAGGATCCGTTCGAGATATTCATCAATACGGAGGACTCTTTGATGCGTGAGGGGTTGGACGGCCTCTCTCTGACACTCACAGCATTGTTCCGTAGGGGCATTAGCTGCAAGTTCTTGGTAGAGAAATTCTTGAAGTATGAGTCTGCGCTAGGTGGTGCATTCTACAAAGGGAAGTACGTTCCGAGTGTGTTGGCGGCTGTTGGTCTCGTGTTGAAGGAACATCTCCAGAGTTTGGGGGCAATGCCCCCAGATCATCAGCCAGAGTTGTTGCTCGGTAAGGGTAGTGATGCCCATGCTGATCGTTGCCCCTCCTGTGGGGAATACGCCTATGTTCGACAGGATGGATGTGGCTTGTGTGCAACGTGTGGGTTCTCCTCCTGCGGGTGAGAGCCTAGTTTGATCTATACTTGATTGTAGGTCTTGAAGTTTCCTCTCTGTAAGGAGTCTACATGCCGGGGTTGTTTGGATATTTGCAGCGTGTATTCGGTAACGGAGCCTCAGATAAACCCAAGCCACTATCTACGCGTCCTGTGGGCCATTCCGGGGGTTTGACACCGGAGCAGAAGTTTATCCGTACTGACCCCGAAAGCCGAATCAATCTAGTTGCTAATCATGGGTTGCTTTCTCAGTTGTTCTTCGCTGCAACGGATCTCGCAGCTTCGCGCCGCATGCGGTATATCGAGTACGATCAGATGGAAGAGAATGTCATTATCGCATCCTTCCTTTCTCTGATTACGGAAGATGCATATCAGCGTGACCCAGATAGCGAAAAGAGTGTCTGGATCGACCCTGACTTCCAGTACGCCAAAGAATTGGAAGATCTGTTCGAGAAGCTGGATGTCGAGAATCGTGGGCATGGCTGGATGTATAACTGTGCTAAGTTTGGGGATTTCTTCCTCAAGCCTTCGTTAGCAACCGGGCTTGGTGTGGTGGCCGCACGAGATGACTTGCACCCTACGGATGTTTGGCGTATTGATGTACAGGGCCAGTTGCTGGCTTTTGCGTACACGGATCGGTTGTTTGGCTCAGGGAATGCCAGTGCCTTCAACTCTGTTGGGGGTGTGGCAGGCGATGTGAGGATTGTTGTCCCGGATCAGATGATACACTTCGTGTTCAACTATCGTCCGACATTCGAGCGGTTCTCACTATCCATTCCGGCTAACTTCTACGATGAGCTTGAGGACGAGGATGGCGATTTGGTCCAGAGTACCGAAAGCCGGAGTCTTGTCATGGAAGCCCAGCAGCGGTTGATCGAACGGAAGCAGAATTTGCGGAAGCGGCTGGTAGAGGCGTTGCAGCAGGCGGCTGAAGTCTCGGGTGAAATGACTATGATGGGGGATCCGGTAGACGACCATGTCTCACTGGCTATTCAGGTCTCAGGTCGATATGGTACCTCAGCGTTGTACGAAGTTCGGAAAGACTACAAGATTCTGACGCTTATGGAACAAGCTCTGGCGTTGGGTAGGTTGGCTCGTTCCGGTGTGGCTAGGATTTTCTCGGTCAATACCGTAGATGCAACCCCCGAAGAGCGTGCTCGGTTGCTGCGTGAACTGGAAGACAAGCTCACGAAACGACAGGCATTTGATGCCACTACCCAGCTTTATCAGTCTGAATACTCACCGTTGAACTACTTGGATGACATCTTCCTACCCACGACTGGTGGGCGTGGGGATGTCACGGTTCAACAGCTTGGTGGGGATTTGAACATCAAGGATGCTGTGGACATCGATTATTTCCTGAGTAAGGTCTTTTCTGGTCTGCGTGTTCCCAAGGCGTACCTTGGATTTGAGGAGATGTTGCCGGGGTCTCTCGGGGCGGCTACTCCTTTGATTCAGCTCGACGTGCGGTATGCCCGGACGGTGAAGAAGCTCCAGCGGGCGTTTATGGAAGGGATCAAGGACTTGTGTTCCCTGCACTTGAAGTACAAGCTCGGGGTGAATATACCAGCGAAAGACATCCCGTTGAATATGTCTACCATTTCTGGTGCCGAAGAAATGGCTCGTATGGATATAGTCAAGAGCAGGATTGAAACCGCACAAGCGATTGCGGATTTCGTGACGGCACATGGTGGAGACGGCTCGAAGGCTGCGCGGGAGTTGTTTGACGATATCGTTGCTCGGGCTTTGCCGAGTCTGAACACGGATGGTATCTTCGATAGCCCCAACCCGAATCCAGAAGCTGCTACAGCAGATGAACTGAATCTTCCTAAGCCCGAGGATCGTACACCCACCGCTTCTTCTACACCTGCGGAGCCTTCTCCTCCTGAAGTCGAGCCAGAGTTAACAGGGACACTGACCCCGGAGGAGGAGCCGACTGGTGGAGAGGGTGAAGTCTAGTGCGTACACCGCAAGTTCTGCTCGGAGTGTTACGATGCGCAGGACCGAGCCAGTGGGAGAATGTGGTATGTGAATCATTTCCCGATGTAGTGGTGCAGGCACAAGATATCGGGGCATGGGGGGTTTCCCCATTCACGCATGAAGTGGCTCGTTCTTTGCTTTGTCATCCGTTTACACTTGAAGAAGCCAGTGAGATACTGGGCCGGATGCGAGCGTTTCATCAATGTTTCATTGGGTCTGTGTTCGAGAGCATGGACCCGGATGTCGTGTTGCGGGTGCGGCAGGCGGTCATGGAGCGGTCTGCGTTGGCAAAGAACTTGAAACGGTTGTTGTATGAGCAGGACTATTCGTATGAAAGTGCAAAGGCTTTGTTGTCGGCTTCGCAGCGATTGGTAGTCGAAACGGAGCACGGGTCTTTGGACCCCATCTCACAGTATCTTCCGTGGCTGACGGAGCAGGCAGCGCATTCCCTGACAGGGTTGCCGATGGAAACACTCGGGCTACTGCGCTTTCTCTTTCTCGGGGAGAACAGCTAGTCACTCGCTAGTGCGTATCTGAAACATCATATCCAAATACAGCATTCCCAAGATATACTCAAGGTAGAGGATAAGGAGGTTTCGCCAATGGCGAGGGACACTATTGAGTTTTTGTTTCGGTCTGGCGATGTTTGTTTCGTCGGTGTCGGAAGTGCTGTTCATGGTTACACCCCTCGTAAGGGCGAGGCTTCTGATCTCGTAGTCTTTGAAAACTGCATTCGTGAGGCGTGTGCCTCCTCCCAACCTTTGGCGCAGCTTTCTGAACATGCTATCCTGTTGATGCGTGAGGGTGAAGAGGCCGTAGCTGATGAAGCACCCCCACCTAGCACGCTCGATCCTTCTGAGTCCCCCTTCGAGGCGGTAGAAGACGTGTACCGTGAGTACATGAAGGACAAGTCTGCGGACTTTATTGCCGGTTTGAGAATTGGGTATGATCTTGGGTATTATGATTCCATTGTCGGGGATTTGCCTTCCGAAGAGGTAGAGGAACCCGCGCATGAGGGGGTAGAGTAATGGAGAACGCTGTGAACGGTCTGGTTGATTACAAGGACTCCAACCCCTCGGATGTAATCAAGAAGGGTCGTAAGCACGAGCCTTTTCGTCAGGTGATTCAAAACTCCCTATCGTGTATGGCGTGTGGGTATACTCGTCCCTTGGAGGATCCGAAACCCAAGGCTCCGGTCACGGGCGCGGCGCAGGACAAAGCGGATCAGGTGTGTCCAGAGTGTGGGGCTATTCTGCACCGACTCTCTTCGGTCGAGTTGGCTTACTACGGGTTTGTAGACCCGGATTCCACACCAATTCAGATGGAGCTGTTGCCTGAACCCCAGAAGTCGGATGTCAAGTTTTCGTTCCTTCGCGGGGATGTTGAGGTGCCTACGGTCGATGTCTATACTGGGGGCAAGGCACTCTCGTTTGCAATGGTTTCTCCGATAGGACAGAAAGAATCTACTTACAAGGACTTCCGGCAGCGGTTCGAGGCGACCTTGAAGCGTTCTTCTGCCTTGGCAATGCGCATGCTCGCGGAGAGTTGTGTTCTCGTGTTGGAGGATGGGCGGACCCCTCGGTTTGGGTATCGTGCCGGGGTCTTTGGACGTTCGAAACTTCCGTTGATCGAAAGTATCTCGCATGGATTGCCGATTACATTGGCGGAAGCACGGAAGGCAACCGTGCGGTTCGTCTCCGATGACAAGCGCATCCTTACTGTGGAGATCAACGGGAAGCGATTTGGTTTCACCCCGCGTGTGGGGTTCCCTGTTGATGGTGTGCAAGTTTCTGCGTCGATCTTCGAGGACTTTGTGCGCCGGTTCAAGAATCTGCGGGAAGATGCCGGGCGGGCTGTGTGCTTCCTCCTCGGGCACGGCGAGTTGACAGAAGCTGTCGTGCAGCCTGATGCTGTTGTAGTCCGTCCTTCTACTCCGCAGGCGTTTCTCCACATCGTGCGTAAGGCTATCGCCGAAGGCAGGCATTGGTCGGGTTCTCCACAGGGTATGACTCTGGCTGGTGACACCACGACTGTGCAGGGTTTGCTTGCGGAAGCGGATGCCAAAGCGGTTGTAATCGAAGATACAACCTCGGAAGATATGCCAGATGCCAACGTGGTGTTTGCCTCGCGTTTCCCCTCATATCGTGAATTCACACGGAAGGTGTTAGCCGGGGTGGGGGGCAATCCAGTTGAGTTCGGAGTTGCAGAACAGTCCCCTAATTTCAAGGTCAAGGGTGTGCCGGAAGCAACTCTGATTGAGATGATGGCCGCGTTGGGTGATGCAACTCCGCATTTGTCTCAGGGAGAGGACGGCTACACCTTCGTGCAGTCCTCGTTGAAGCTGGAACATATCCTCCCGGCTGCGGATGAGCGGCGTAGGGTGTTTGAGCAAGTGCAGATGTACGCTGCACCGAGAATGGAGAGTTAGAATGGGTTTCGAGGCTATTGCTGTCACGTTGTGGGTAGCCTTCGTTCTCTCGGTTGTGGTCGAGGCAGCAGTCAAGACATTTGAGCGATTCTGGTTCTTCGGTGCGGCGGTGGCAAACAACTATCAGTACAAGAAGGCATTAGCCGCTAGGAATCTTCAGCCGGGGCAGGCGTATGAGGATTTGCGCCCCCACTTCTTGAAGCTGGTACTTGCGGTGGTGTGTATCATCGTCACGCTCCAGTTTCATTTCACCATCCTAGACCCGGCGATTCAGCTTGTGATGCCTGAATTCCAATCAGGTTTTCTGGGCTACTTGCTTACGGGTCTGGTAATCGGTCGTGGCAGCAATGTCACCCACTCGATAATCGAGAAGATCAAGGTTTTTTCGCAGTCTTCAACAACTGCTAACAGGGGGTAGGGAATGACTCGTCAGTTTGGAAGTTTGGTACAGGTACTCCGTGAGGACGTTGAAGACGAGGTTCTTGACCCTTCTGCGGAGGATTTTGACGGGGCTGTCGAGGCAGAAGTAGACGATTTTGGCGGTGAGGACTCCACCCCGCAGCCGGTTGACAAGGTGACGGTTCTTACGTCTAGCAGCCTGTGTGACAAGGGTTTCTACATGGCTGTCCCACTCCCGGATGACGATGTTGCCAAGCAGGTGAAGGAAGAGGGGGCTTGGTACGCGAATGCTCTGGCAGTTGCGCTCAACCAGTTCCTCGTAGATAACGGGTACGCGGATGTGACTACACAGGCATTGGAGAGCGAAGACGACTCTACACTGCGTGTTTCCGTGCTCTGGGCCGGTGGGCAGGAAAGCGAACCCGATGCGGTACTGGCGTTGATGCAGGAGTTCATCAGTGGGCTGCACGATCACCCGGTGCTGTCGATCATCGGGCAGACAGACCCCGAGCCGCAGGTACACGGTGCTGAATATCAGGTGGAAATCGAATTCCCGGAGCCTATTGATGATGCTGCTGTGGCTAAGTACATGGATCGTTTGGCGCAAGCTCTTGGGGCGTGGGATGAGAAGAACGGGGTCGAAGACCAGAACTTGGCACTTCGTTACGTAAATCACGGTGAGTACACACTGGTTGTTGCAGTTGATTCTCCGATGGAGATTCCGGAAGATGTCTTTGTCGATCAGGTGCCGGAAGACCAGAAGAAGGATGAGACGGTTGGCGAAGAAGAGACACAGGAAGCCGAAGATGAAGTAGAGTCTGACACCGAAGAGGATGCTGCTGATCAGGAAGCCGAAGCTGGAGTAGACGGTGAAGCCGAAGATGCTGAGAAGGAAGAAGATGAGGACGAAGAGAAGAAAAAGAAGACTGAATCCCGTCATCCCCTGAAGGAGGGCTACCGCGATGTTCTGGAGCAGATTCTTCGTAGGGTAGCCCATGATGTGGTATATGACGCTGCGTCTACCTATCAGCAAAGAGGTGGTGGCGCAGCCGCAGGAGGGCTTCCAGCTCGGTATTATCTATACATGAAGCCTGCAACGGCGACGGAATACGGTGATTTGCAGTTCTTCCGTGGTTGGGGAGATGAGCCTGATCCACGGTTAGAGGGTTGGGATCTTGTGACGGGTGAGAGTCTGATCATCGACTACTATGGATCTCTAGGTGAGGAAGTGGTCAGGAAGTGGTTGGAGGACAAGGCTCAAGTTAGAAGGCTTCCTCTGATTGCACAGAATGCTGAGAAGGAAGAAGATGAGGACGAAGAGAAGAAAAAGAAGACTGAATCCCGTCAGCCGGTGAAGGAAATGGCTACAGGAACAGCCGTGCTTATGGCAGAAATCAGGAAGATGTTTCAGGCGATTCTTGCGAAACTTCCAGATCGCTGCAAGATCGACGCCGAGATTGGTCAGTACCGGGGACAAGGTGATCTGTATCTTTCCGGCGTGGGAAACGACAGCGCAGACATAGACTTCAAGTGGACTATTTCGAGTGGTGTGGCAACGCAAAAGGTTCGTCCCGACTGGGGTGATGAACAGCCGATAGTCTTTTGTTTGGGATTTATTGATTCACCGCAAGTAAAGGCAACTGTGAAGGAAGAGTGGAACATTCCGTTTGATAAGGATATGCTTGATTACGCCGATCCTATTGCACAGTGGATTATGGCGTTTGCGGGGCTGAAGCCAAACACAGAATCCAAGAAGCGCACCAACGAGGGTCGGAAACGATTCAATACTCAGACAGGTATAGGTAAGTCGAAGCATGTTCTCAACTTTCATGATGGTGTGAAGACACATAAAGATGGTAGTGACTTCTATGATATCCGAATATTCTCCAACGCGAAGGATCTTGCTGCGTTTGTAGCTGATCTGAAATCGAAGGGGTATGTTGAAGAGAGCATTGAATCCAAGAAGCCTGCCTCGAAGGCCCGTCAGCACCATCTTGTTCAGGAGAAGACTATGGCCCTCACCCCTGAGACTGCCAAGGCTGCGGCTTGGGATGCAGGCAATGCCAGCATGCGCAAGGCTGGGCGTACCTCGTGGAACGAAGAAGATATGATGGCTGCGGATCAGGAAATGGCCCGATTGATGCGTAAGGTTGAGCCTGATAATCCTACATGGTGGACTGACGAGGAGAGAAACGCTGGGGTGGCTACTGAGTCCCGTAGTAGGCTTCGTGAGTCGATGTTTGACTACTCACCCGACCCCATCCATTTCTCCGAAGACATGCCATATCTAGACAATGTGTTGGAGATGTGGAATGGTGCTCCAGAAGAGAACGGGGATTTGGAGTGGTCCGGCCCCTACCGTGATTTCTTGACGATGAACGATGACTCTACAGACGGTATTCCTCCGGAATCCTGCTACATGAAGCCCGGTGAGGAGCGAGTCGTTGGGGGTGGGGCGTATGCCACATTCACCCTCAAACTCTCCAAGAATCAATGGGAAGAGGGAAAGCGGGGGTCTCGGAAGCGCCCTTTTCGCGAGTCTACGGAGCCTGAAGGCTCGAAATACATCACTGTCAGCTACGATACAGTCACCCCGGAATCCGCTGAAGAGGGGGATGTTGCTGAAAGTGGCTGGGAGGATGAAGAGGGCGTAGACATGACGCCGGATGAGATCGATGTCGAGGACGGGATCTCCGCTGTGGACAAGGCTGTGGACTATCTGCAGAAGAACGGCCCTATGGAGCCGTCGTCTTCGCAGTTCACCCCACATACTTGGTACACACACTACGAGGGGCAAGATCCGAGTGATGGTTCGGAAACCAGCTACTCCTACCATCTGAATGGCTTTACTCCAGAGGAAGAGCAGGAGATTTACAGGCGTATGACGAGCAAGAACGAATCTCGGTTGCGCGATTTCAAGTCTGTGGCAGGGTGTTCGTATGTCGAATCAGGGCAGGCGATACCACGACGCGAGTTTGACCTTGGTGGGGTGGAGCGATTTGGTAAGTATGTCAGTATAGTCAAGGACGGCCCAGCTTATCTTGTAAAGCGTCATCCTGACCATCCGGCTGGTAGAGCTATTGCTGGGGTATCTTCTCTGACACGGGCTCGTGCAGTTGCAAAGAGGCTGGAGCGGGGGGATACTGTTGGGGATATTGAGAAGGACTTGAAACAGGGTTTCATATCCGAGGGACAGTGGTCAGGGAAGGTCGATACCGACTGGACACCCCCCGAGGGCTTCTTCAATCAGAGTGCAGAGAAGATCGCACGCGGGTTGGAGTCGGCTTCAACTGGATTGCAGCAAGCAATGTCTCGACTGAATTTCTACATCAACCGGGCGGGAGAGAACCTGTCTGATGATGATAAGAAGCGGTTGGAGAAGGCGAAGGACGAGCTACATCATCTTTACGACCAGCGTGAGTCTGTGCAGAAGGAAAGCATCGTCCAAACCGACACTTCCGAAGAGCTGCGAAAGGTGACTCTCGCGTGCGAAGCTTCGGGCTTGAAGTACGCTGTGACAGGGAAGCAAGTCGTGATCTCTGGAACACACGCACAAGTCGAAGAATCGTTGAAGGCTGCTGGTGTTGATGTTGTGTGTGATGAAGCCAAGAAAGGGCCTCGTCCGCAGAAGCCGAAGGATCCCAGCCGCCGTCCGAAGGGACGTGGCAAGCCTCGGGAAATTCATGTACCGAAGCCTCGTCCTCGTCCCGAAGTCGATGAGTCCATTCAAGTGAAGCCGTTTAAGGCGGACTACTTCATCGATTTGCTGTCTACTGATGTGGATGAACTGACCAAAGCATCCTCAATCCTCCGTCGCAAGGGGTTGAAGGTCGGTCGGCCTCAGCGGGCAGTGGATTCATGGTTCGTGACCGTCTCCGGAGTTGCCGCAACCAGTGGAGCAGAGGCTAGGCAGTACATTGCATCCTTGCTGAATCTATCCCGGTTAGCAGTGACAATGAGTGAGTCACATTCTAGTGAACCGGAGTCTATTGCAGCCTCGCTGGATCAGGCTACTCAGGAAACAATCGAACACGCACGTAGGTGTGTGGCCATTATGAACCAGCTTCCTGAAGGGACAACGATTCACAGCGGACGTAAGACATGGACTAAGACTACCGTTGCAGGAGATATCTTCTGGACGGATGGGAAGCGTTGGGTGTCTAACGTAGTTATGGAGGTTGGTGCAAAGATTGCCTCTCAGATCACCGGAATTGATATGTTCAATCCACCTCCGGTAGGGACGGTGCTATCTGTTGGGAAACACCAGACCACTGAGCGTGTTGACTCGGAATCTTCGGAGCAGCCTATCCGATACGACCCAAATACGAATCGTCATAATGGGCAAAAACTTGTTCGGGGTGACTTGATTCGAGATACTGAGGGTAAGGTCTATATTCTGGACCGTGATCGCGGTTATGTCCTGAATCTGGATGTTGCCGTGCAGAATCCAGAAGGAATGTGGCGTCCATCATCTCAAGGCAAGACCTTCAGTGTTGACCCCACAAATAAGGATGAGTACCACGGTGATCTCTTCCTTATGGGGAAGAATGTCTTCGAGTCCAAGTCCGTGGTTGTTGAGCAAGCACCCCCAGAGGACAGCGAAACAATGACTGTCAGTATCCCTACAGAGAAACTGGTAGACAGTCTGTTGCCAGTACCTCGTGGTTTTTTCCGTATGGGGACAGGGTTCGAACATGAAGACGGAGAGGGGTCGATTGATGGTACCTCTGCATTGGGCCTTCAACTTGAAATGTACCCCGACTGGATTCTTTCCAGTGCTGAAGTGACGCCGGAGAATACAACGCTGACGCTCTACAAGCAGGGTGTTCTGGATTACATGCAGGATTCCGGTCAGTGGGCTGCTGATGCTACTCTTGATTTTGCATCCGAGGAACTGAACGATCAGGATGCGATAGTGGCGTTCTTGCGGAATACATTGCACGAAGAGCTAGTGCAGCGTGTAGACCTGTTCGATTTCTACACACCGTCACCTTCCGATGATATGTCGGAACTTGATGATGAAGAGATGAACGATGGGGATGCGGAGTAATTCTGTGTCTTTGCTTGAGAAGGATATCTCGATACAAGATCTGCGTAAGGCAACGGACCCCCTTTTCCTTCGGAATAAGGAGAGGTCGAAGGATGTTCATCTCAAGATCGCAGAGATCACTCCGGCGGGCACGATTGTTACGCTCTCGAATTCCGTGACCCTCAAGAGAGAGAATCACTGGCGACAGTCAATCAAACTACTGGATTGGGATGAGGCTCTTGAAGTGGACGGTTTGTCGTTTCCGGACAGAGCTAATCTCGCTGTCTTCGGGAGACTGCAAGTAAAGTGTTCATGCCCTGCATATTTATACTGGGGTTATGAGTATATAGAAACTCAGCTAGGTTCCGATAACATTGAGGTGCCTGACTACGAGGGGAAAAAGGGTGGGGAGAAGCGGTATCCGAAGGTGCGAAATCCGAAGCTACGGGGTGTGATTTGTAAGCATTTGACCGCAGTTCTTCTTACACTGGAGCGGTCGATACCTGAAGTGGCATCAGCCATGGCGTCATACGCACGTCTAGGCAAGATCAAGGTTGGGTCTGGGAAGGTGCAAAATGCCGAATAAGGTTGTTTATCTTGGGGACTCTCTTTACGATGCAGTGCGTCTTGGGGTGGGGGATGCGACTGTTACCGTTCGTATCCAGAGGGCTAGTGATGGGTTTGGGTGGGACTTCACTCAGGAAACCTTCATTGCTGACCCAGCGGACCCGCAGGAAACTTTGACAGAGAGTGATCTCCTTGCCGGAGTGTATCTGTTCGATTTCGATACAGATTTCCTTCTTGCAGAAGATACGCTTTATCTGTTGTACGAGTGCGGCACGGAGTCTTTCGAGGAGTTGCATGCAGTTCAGGTGCTTCATCGAGATCGTTTGAGTGTTCAACTCGGTGTATCCTACGATTTCGAGGGGAACTTCCTGCATCTGGTAGCATCACTCAGTACCCCGCAGGCAATTCTCACAGATACAACTCGTGTTACTTTCTCAGTTTACGATGAAGATGGAACGCTTGTTGTCGCTGCTACCCAAGTAACTGATAACGTGGGTGGGGTCTTCAAACTCGTGAAGGCTGCGGTCAATCTTAGTGAGCATTCATGCTATACTATTGTGGCCGTAGCAGAACATAACGGGCGTTCGTATCGCGGGACTTCCGCGCTGATTACAGTCTAGGGGGTTTGCTGTGGGTGCGCGTCCCTCTTCGTCAGGGCTGCTGGTTGCCACAAAATCCGTCTATGACACACAGGGTCTGTATGAGCGGACCTTTACGCAGTTTGCGCGTCTTCGAGAGGGCGTGGAGTCAGCGGATCAGGTACCAGCCCGACGGATTGATTTGCATACGGGGCGGCGCACTACGCTCCGATTCGCGTTGTTGAAAGTCGATGCTTCGGGTAATGAGAGCGCGTTTGATCTTTCGCAAATCACGGCTGTAAAGCTCGCCTTTAATCGGAATCTCACCTACAACAGTGTGAAACCCACAGGAGAGACTACCCCGGCTCTGACGCTTACTGCTGCTGTTGAAACCCCTGCTTCGGCAGGATTGGTGTACTTCACTGTTGCTGAGAGCCATCTACCCGCAACCATGGCGGGGGAATTCACTGGTGAAATCTACACTGAGGTCGGTACAGGGACAGTTCAAACAGGACATTTTGCAAGTCTTTTGATTCGGGTGCAGTAAGTGTGTAGCATCTCGGAGATTTCAAGATATACTGTTTGTGAAGGGACACCCTTGACAAACGGAAATAACGGAGGCGTCTGATGAAGAAACTGTTGTCTGAGACTCTGAACAATCCCTCGATGACGATTGTCGAGTCTAACAGCACCAATCTCCCGAAGGGTGTTCTCCTTCGCGTATCCGGACAGGTGGGGCTGTATGACCAGCCCACGCTGAACGGTCGCTCTTATCCGAAGCAGCTTTGGGTGGAGCGTGTTATCGGTTCCCCGGATATCGCGAAGAAGATGCAGGATCGTAATCTGTTCGGTGAGGCAGACCATCCGCAAGAGCTGGAAGTCTCCATCCACCGTATCTCACACGCGATCTCGAAGATTTGGCTTGATGAGAGTACCAATCGTGTGATGGGTACTTTTGATATTCTGGATACACCCGCCGGGCGCATTGTCAAGACGCTTTACGATTACGGTGCGAAGGTCGGGGTCTCCAGTCGTGGATCAGGGGAAATCCACGAGAACAACGGTATCTCAGAAGTACGGGCGGATACCTACGAGTTCATTACATTCGACTTCGTGACCGACCCTGCCAATGTTGGTAGCTATCCTACACCGGTTATGGAGTCGCTGGCGCGTCGTGATCTTGCAAAGTACAAGGAAGACATGCCCTTCTATGAGGGTTTGTTCCACAAGCTCGGTATTGATCTCTCGACGCTGCAAGAAAAGGCTCCTTCAGAGACGACAGAGGGGACTCGGGAATCTTTGTGGGAGTCGCGTTTGAGTGAAATGGCCGAGACTTTGAAGACGATGAATGCTTCGCTCTCCTCGCGTTCGAGTGAGATTCAGGCAAAGGATATTCAAATCATAGGGTTGCAGGAAACAGTTGCATCTTTGCGGGAGCGTTTACTTCTGGCTGACTCTCTGTTGGAGTCCAAGAGTGAACCTACTTCTGCTTTTGATGGGGAAGTCGTGCGTTCTCGACTCAACGCTATTGAGGAACGGGTTCGTCAACAGGCTTCTCAGGGTGCGGTTCAAGAATCCAAGGTTCGCAAGGAACTCGTACAGGCCCAGCAGGAGAGTCAGGGTTTGCGTGAGCAAGTCAGCAATCAGCGTGCAACTATTCTTCGGTTGCAGAAGCAACAGGAGATGATGCGGGAATTGCGGAAGCGGTTCTTTGCCGAGCGCAAGACACGGTTGGCGGCTGAACAGCGGGCGAAGGTGGTTCCAGTGACAGAAGCAGCGAAGCCGAAGCCAACGGCCCAGCCGAAAGTAACGGTTGCTCCTGTTGCGTCACCTCGACCTGTGTCTCGTGTAATTGAGCGCAAGCCTGTACGTGTCGAGTCAGAAGAGAGTCAAGAGGCTATGGAGTCCCGTTTGATCGGGATGTTCAATGCCGCAAGTGCGGGTGCCGGTCTTGATGACGGCACTGTACCCGAAGAATAATCTTCGGGAGAAGGGTGAGTCAAGTGGGTGATATTCGTCAGATCATTGAGGAAAGCCGTAGGCAGCGGAAGGAAGCCTTTGAGATCGTCAAGGCCAATCCGCGTCTTCGTCCTTACCTTGAGGCCATAAAGAAGGCCCGCCCCAAGATTTCTGACAAGATGCTTGAGGATACGGCTATCTGCATGGAGAACACTCGTCAGTGGATGCGTTCCTTGAACGAGACTACCAAGTCTTCGTCCATCGGTAACTTCATTCACCACGGGTTTGAGCTGATCGCAGCCGTCATGCCTAACCTGCTCGCGCATGAGTACGTCTCGGTTCAGCCGATGACTCGGCGCGTGGGGGAACTGTTCTTCCTCGACTACAAGTACGGCACCACCAAGGGGAACATCACTGCGGGAACTACGCTGTTTGGCTGGCAGCAGGCTGGTCAGGGCGGGGAGCAGTATTACTCCTCCCCGAAGGTTCGGAATGAGCTGGTTGGTACTGGTAATGGCTCGACCAAGCATTACGAGTACACACTCAACACCATTCCGGTTGATTCGCTGGTTTCGATCACCGACGGCGTAGAAATCTTCACGGATGCTACCAAGTCCGGTACGTTGACTGGTGATAAGACCGGTACCGGCTCCATCGACTACGACACGGGTGAAGTTGTCCTCGACTTCCATTCCAATGTCGTGAACCTGACCCCGATCTACGCCAACTACGATCTGAACTTCGAGAACAACCCGGACAACATTCCGGAAGTTAACCTCGAAGTCTCGGGTGTTACGGTGACGGCAGAGGAGAAGAAGCTCCGTGCTATCTACACCCTTGACGCTGCTTACGACATGGAGCAGAGTCATGGTCGCTCCGTGGATGCCGACCTGTCCAACGCGCTGTCCTCAACGGTTCGTGCAGAAATCGACGCGAAGATTTTCGCGGAACTTTATGCAGGTGCCCACGAGGCCATCACGACTTGGAACAGGAACACCCCGCTAGGTGTGAACTGGAGGGATCACAAGTTCAGCCTGATCTCCACGATCAAGGCCGCATCGAACCAGATCCTGAAGAACACCCGTAGGGTTGAGGGTAACTTCATCGTTGCCGGTGTTGATGTCTGCACCGTTATCGAAGACCTTGAGGGTCGGTTCCGCCGGACGGCTGCAAAGGCCATGCCGGGTCCGCACCTGATCGGTACTCTCGATGACATGCCAGTCGTCAAGAACCCGTACTTCAGTGACAAGACCTTCCTTGTCGGCTACAAGGGTGATTCCATGGTAGACACAGGCTACATCTACGCTCCGTACATGCCGCTGTATGCTACCCCGAAGGTCACTCTGGATGACTTCAAGACCCGTCAGGGTATGGGTACGCGGTTTGCAACGTATCTTGTCAACCGTAGGATGTACATCCGTGGAGCCATCTCGGGTGACAACGTCCCAACCCCGTACACGATCACTGAGCAGACCTGATAGATGACAGTAGTGGGGGCGATTGATTTCGCCCCCACTACCCAGTTGTTGTGCAGAGTAATTCACTTAGGAGGGTGATCATGGGTGTAGTGCGTAATATCTCCGATAAGCCGCGTTCTTTGACCTTCTTGAAGACAGTGCGTGTTGTTGCTCCAAAGGCACAGGCTGTAGTTCGTAGGCTTCTGGTGTCGGAGTACGCTCGCTACCGCAAGGATGCTTCGCTGGTTTTGTCAGGGGATTTCGATCTCTGCATTCGGGTGTATAGTGGCCGGTATGCAGTTGCCAAGTTGGTTTCCCTACCTGCTGAAGAACCCGTTGTTGATGCTCTTCCTGACATCCCTACTCTTGCCGAGTCCGAAGCTCTTGTTGAGGATGAATCTTCTGCTGACGCACAATCGGAAGAGAGTCCGGTGCTATCTCCCGCTCATGAACTCAAGAAGATGTACGATGCTTCGGGGTTAGATGCAGTCAAGATTGCCTATGGGAAACCGGCACTGACATCCTTGTGTGAGGAATTGGGTCTGGATTCTGACGGCAATAAGGTTGAGCAGATAGAGCGTATAGTCCAGAGTCTACAGTAAGGTAGACTATGGATACAAATACCCTGCTCAAGTATGTGACCAATGAGCTGACCGGCGGGGGGGTAATCGATCTCGATGTAGAGCCTTCTCTAATCGAGTCTTTTATCAACGATGCTCTGGAACGGGTGCGTATCTGGTACAGAGAGCCGGTACTGATTGAGTCTGTCTCCCTACATCTCACAGAGACCCGAGCAGGGTATGTGGACCTAACCACCGCGTTGACTAAGCCCGTTCATATCATCGATGATGTGTGGCCGATCCGGCTGCGTCACTCCGGGGATTTCGTCCTGCAGGAGATATCCGACTTGCTAGGGTTGCCGTCTGGTTTGTTCACCTCGGATGCTGTGCGTGAGTATGCTACATGGATATCTGTGCGCGACATGATTCGGAAGTCCATGGGGTTGAATATGACATGGCGGCAGATGGGTAACATCCTTTACGTTGATGATGTGAGAGATGGGTTCCAGACAGTGACGGTCGTGTACTGCCCTGTTCCGCAAACCCTGAGTGAGATCACTTTCGGCCCCGCTATTTCATGGGTCAAGGATTGGGTACTAGCGAAGACAAAGGTGGCGTGGGCCGGAGTGTTGGGGAAGCTGACGGCAGGAGTTTCCGGGGTACAAACTAACGCCTCTGAGCTACGAGCCGAGGGGAATACCATGTTGGAGAAGTTGGACGAGCGATTGAAGACTTTGCAGTTTTCGTTTGGCTCGACTTCTCGGGGGTTATAGGGGGTACTATGGCTGTACGATTGCTCCGTGAACAGGATCCTGATCAGGAACAGGATTTCGGTGCTGTAGACGATCCAGTGCTTGATTTTGATGTAGAGGCTCCGGCGGAGCCGTCTACCGAACCCTCAGAAATGGGGGGTGAGGAGTTGACCAGTCTACTGACTCCGGAAACAATGCGCACACAGTTTGAGCATGTAGACTCGTTACTGACCTACTTGAAGCAACTGGGGGCTGCTTTGAGCACCGTCCGGTCGCAGTCGTATGATCATGGCCCCGATGGTGAGGATGCCCTTGAAAATACGGTTAGTCTGGCTTCTGCGGAACAGTCAGTGACTGATTTGCAGATTGCCGCTCTCGATATGCTGAGTCGGCTTCAGACCTTGTTGGGTACGCAGGCTCCTCAATGGGTGGAGTATGCGAATCTGATGGGTGATAAAGACTCTGTTCCTTCGGAGACCACGACCGAAGAACCCCCTGCGGAATCTGCTCCCGAGGAGGGTGGTCTACCCACGGACGACGAATTGAAGTTCGAGGGCCGTAAGCGGATTCAGGAAGTTGCGATCTATGGGGTGACGGACCCCAACCAGCTTTCTTTGAAGGCTGTGGCAAACCTCATGCTCATCTACTTGCGCTCGAAGCAGGCTGCAAAACTGAATGCTGAACTCTCTTCTTTCAAAGCTACATCTAAGGCAGATGTCTCGAAGGCTCAGAAGACACTGGCTTCATGGCTCTCGGGTCAGTTTGGTCCAATGTTGCGTTGGTGGAGGGACGAGATCGCTGCCAAGTCTGGGGCTATCATTCCTGAAGTGATGAATGTTCTGGTTTCTGCGGGCAGTGCTTCCGCACTTACCCCTTCGAAGATGGGTTCTGAGTTGTCCAGAACGCAAACTGCGGATCAAGA